ATAGTCAAGAGTTAGCTATTGACGCAATTAGTTTAGTTACTTCACCAGCAATAGAACAAGACTTTGTTTACTTTGGAAAAGAAAAAAACAACTTGACATTTGCAAAAGTAGATGAAGAAAAAAGAATGATAATTAGCCCTGCGCTTATTCCTAATAAGCAAATCTTTAGACATAATCCTAATACAGACTCAGATTACTATGTTTACTTCAGTCCTGATACAGTACGTAAGGCTTCTGAGTTATACTTAAAACACAACAACCACCATAAAGCAACCTACCAACATCAAGACAGAGTTTCTGGAGTTCTAACTGTTGAATCTTGGATTAAAGAAGGTGACATGGATAAGTCAAAGTTATACGGCTACGACTTACCTAACGGCACTTGGTTTGTTAAAATGAAAATAGAGAATGACGAACTTTGGAATAAAATAAAAGAAGGAGAATTAAAAGGTCTATCAATTGAAGGTTACTTTACTGACAAGATGGAAAAGATGTCACAAAAAGCACCTACAAACGAAGAAATCCTTACAGCACTAAACGAAATAATTAAGCAAAATCAAACAAAGTAATAGTTTATCTATTATATACTACAAACACAACTAAACTAAAAAGAAATTATGGACATTAAAGAACAAATCTTAGTAGCACTTGGGTTAAACAAAACTGAAGAATCAGTAGTTTTAGCATATCAAGCAAAGTCAGAAGATGGAACTATTTTCGTTTCAACTGCTGAGGAATTAGAAGCAGGAGTAGACATTTCAGTTTTAACTGAAGACGGAACTACAATTTTATTACCTGTAGGAACTTACAAAACGGACACAGGAGTATCTTTCAGAGTTGAGGAAGAAGGTATTGTTGCTGAGGTCATAGAGTCTGAAACAGAAGAAGAAGTAGAAGCAGGATATGATGATGAAAAAGAAGAAATGACTGAAGAAGTAAAAGAAGAAGAATTAGCTGAAGAAGTTAACTTTATGTTTCCTGAAACTGATGCTGAGAAAGCAGATTGGGCTAAGTCTTACGAAGAAATGAAAGATAAGGTAGATAATTTAATGGATGCAATTGCTGATATTAAAGAAAGATTAGGTGAAGGAGATACAGATGCTGAAGAATTAGCTGAAGAAGTAGTTGAAGAAACAGTTGAGCCTACAACAAATCCTAAGTCTATAAAAACTACAGAAGTAGTTGAGTTTTCAGCAGAAGATGAATTGACTAAGTTAAAAGAAGAAATCGAAAGATTAAAAACTGAGTTAGCTTCTCAACCTGCATCAGCTCCTTTAGATGTAAACAAGTTCAGTTCAGACAGAAAACCTGTATCAAGAGCAGAATACAACAAAATGACAAGAAGAGAAAAATTCTTACATGATTTAAACAAATAATATAATAACTTAAAAACAAAAAAAATGGCGTTTACTACAACATCAAACTTTTCAGGAAAAGCAGCAGGATTTTACATTGCAGCAGCACTGAAACAAGCAAACTCTTTAGACTACTTAACGTCTATTGAAAACATCAAATTTAAAAGTAACATTCAAAGAATGGCAGGTTCAGGACTTGTTGCAGATGCAACTTGTGAATTTAACAATGCAGGTACTTTAGCACTTACAGAAAAAGTATTAGAACCTAAAAACTTACAAATCAACTTAGACCTTTGCAAGAAGACTCTTTTAGACTCTTGGGAAGCTTTACAAATGAGAGCAGGAGCAGGCGCACCACCACCAGCAAGCTTTGATGATTATGTAATTTCTTACATGGGTGAAATCATAGCACAAGCAACAGAAGAGAGCATTTGGGCAGGAACTGCTGTAGCAGGAAAATTCAACGGTTTCTCAGGAGCTGTAACAGGTCTTTTATTACCAGGAGTTGATGCAACAGTTGTTCAATCAGCAGCTTCAGCAGCTTACACAGCAGCTAACATTATAGCTAACTTACAAACTTTAACTGCTGACATGGCGGCTAACGTTTCAGCTATCTTAAGAAAAGAAGACTTACATATTTACATGAGTCCTAAAACTTACGCTTTATATGTATCAGCAGTATCTACTTTAGGATATGTTAACGCTTACAACATGAACGGAGACTATGCACCTGTATTTGAAGGGTACAAAATCGCTGTATGTAACGGAATGTTAGACAATTCAGTAATTGCAGCAGAGAAGTCTAACATGTTCTTCGGAACTGACCTTTTAAGTGACGCTACTAGAATCACTTTGATGGACATGTCACAATTAGACGGAAGTGACAACATGAGATTAGTTGCTCGTTACTCAGCAGGAGTTCAAACAGGAGTTGGAGCTGATATCGTAAGACAATCATAATAAAATAAATAATACGGAAGGAGGGGGTAAAACCCTTCCTCCCTTAACCTAAAAAAATAAAATAAAATGGCATGTACACTCATTAGTAAGGGAAGGGGGCTTGACTGCAATAGAATTAGCGGTGGAGTAAAGAATATTTATTTTGGAGTTTATGATAAATTTGTAGACCCTATTGATGGAACAGGGATAGTTCAATCAACAGGAGAAATTACTGACATAGAAATGGTTGCAGGTACAGGAAGTGGTTTATTTAGATATACTACACCTTTAGGCGTTGCAAGTATTACAGAAACAATTACAGGAAGTAGAGAAAACGGAACAATTTTCTATACACCTACTGTAAATTTATTGCTTAACAGACTTACAAAAGAAGACCAAAACCAAATTAAATTGTTAGGACAAACTAAACTTGTTATCTTTGCAGAATTAAACGCAACTTTAGCTTCTAACGGACATAATGTAATAGTAGGACTAGGAGTAACTAATGGAATGGAACTTAACGCAGGTACTATGGATAGTGGTGCTGCATTCGGTGACAGAAACGGTTACACACTAACATTTGATGGATTAGAGCCTGCACCTTTTGCAATGGTAGCAGATTACACAACTGTTCCTTTTGACCAAGGAGCATTTACTAATGTTTCAGTAACAACATCTTAATTAGTTTTCTTATATATTCTTGATTGAGGGGTGCTAACGCACTCCTTTTTCTTTTTAAAGCAAATAAATTTAAAGTTTTTCTATTATATAACAGACAAACTAACTATGATACAAGCAACAACAGAAAGTAACTTTACTATATATGTACAAACTGAGGACAACCGCATAAATACTGCTGTAGCTTCTACTCAGATAAGACACTTACTAAAATACACAAATGACTTAGATAAGTCTGTCTATTATGCTTATGGCTCTGGTGAAACTATCTTTGACAGATATTCACAAATCAATTTTCTTTATAATGCTACTCCTAATGTTTACGAAGGTAAAATAAAACTATTACCAGCAGGATATTATAAGTATGAAGTTTACGAGGTTAGTTGGAAAGGAACAGTAAGTGTATCTTCAGGAAATGCACCTGCAAATGAAGATGATGTTTTAAGTCCTGCGGCTGACACTAAGGGGGTAGTTCAGGGATTAGTAACTAAAGGTAAACTCAACTTATCTGAAAAAGATGGAACGCAGCAAGTTCAATACACGCAAAGACAAGCACCAACAGAAACGAATTATATATATTACGGACAATAAAATAAAAAAAAATGGCAATAGAAAACGTACAACAATTATTAACTGAGCAACTAGGAAAGCATAGATGTGATGTAATTACAACCACAGCAATGACAGGTAAAGACTATTATGCAATTCACTTTGTTACGGAAAGTGTAATAGCTTCAATAGCAGCTTCTAATATTCAAACAGGCACAGGCTCAGCAGCAGCAAGTCTACACACTACTATACCTGCTGGAACGACTTTATTTCTTCAATGTACAGCTATCACTTTGACTAGTGGTTTAGCTATTTGTTACTACGAGCAAGTACTATAATGAAAATTTTAAAACTAGGACAAATGCTAGGCGGTTCTAATGCGCCAAGTGGGGCATCTTTTGAGAATTTATATTCACTAGAGTTTGATGGTGTAGATGATTTTGTAACTTTTGGAGATGCAGATATATTTACTCCAAATAGTTCAGGTTCAAATAGAGGATTTTCTCTTTCTTTTTGGGTTAAATTACCTTCTTCAGGTGGTGGAATTTTAATTAGTAAACAAGAGTTTTTTAGTGGAGGTACATTTTTTTATGAGTATGAGGTAAGAACACAATTTGCTACAAAGCCATTTATTAAATTTTATGCTGGTGATAACACTAAAACTCATCAAACGCTTACTCTAGATGACGCTTTATCTACAGACACATGGCATCATTTAGCTTTTACATTTGACTTGTCTAGTAGCTCATCTTCTATTGTAGGATATGTTAATGGGGTTCAAAAAACAAATGGTAGTGGTGCTACTTATTCAAGTAGTGGAACTTGGGCAGCTGTAGCAAATACACCAGCACATTTACAATTAGCAAAAAAAGGTTCAACTACAGATTTTAATGATTGCTTCATAGATGAGTTTGCAATTTTTGATGATACATTATCTTCAAGCACAGTAACAAATATTTACAATTCAGGAAGTCCTAATGACTTAAGCGGTTTAGATTTTTTGATTGGATATTGGAGAAATGGAGATACAGCAGGCCCTTCAGTTTTCCCTACAATTGATGATAATAGTTCTAACAGTAATGACGGAACAATGACTAATATGGCTTCAGGAGATATAGTAACAGATGTACCTTAAAAGATAATAAAATGATATATGTAATTTATGATATGGCAAATGTAGCAAGTATTGATTTTTCTGAAATAGAAGAAACAAGTCAAGATACATTAAGAATATCTTTAGACGAAAAGCAAACAGTATTAAAATTTATAGGTAAAACTCCTAGTTTTTTAGTAGGTTTACAACAATACAACCATAAAGAGATTTTAGCTATTATGAAGTCTGCGGAATGGACTAAAGAATAATAATTATGAATGATAAAATACTTAGTATAAACTTAGAAACTTCAACTGCTCCTGTAGTACAGGAAGTAAGAGGACGTGACTATATAGAATACGGAACAGAAGACTGGAAAAACCTCTATCCTCAGTTCTTAATTGACTTGTATTACAATTCTAGTACACACGCGGCAATCGTTAATCAAACTGCGGAGATGATAGCAGGAGAAGATTTAGTAGCTGAAGAAAACGATATTAATTTAGAAGCTTATGTAAAATTAAAAAAGTTTCTAAGGCACGCTAATTCAAAGGAAAGTTTACACCAAGTAATTAAGAAAGTTGCTTTTGACTTTAAACTACAGGGTGCTTATGCTATACACGTTGTTTGGAATAGAGAAAGAACAGAAATTGCTGAACTGTATCACGTACCTGTAGAGCGTGTAAGGGCAGGAAGACCCAATGAACTAGGCCAGATTGATACTTTCTTTATAAGTGCTGATTGGGCAAACACTAGGATGAATAAACCTTATCCTATTACTGCTTTTAACGTAAACGATAGAACATCAGGAAGTCAATTAATTTACTCAGGTGCTTATAGCCCTAATATGGACATCTACCATACACCTGATTACATAGCTGGTTGTAATTGGGCTTTAGTTGACCAAAAAGTAGCAGAGTTTCACCTTAATAATATAGAGAATGGATTTGCAGGCTCTTACTTTGTAAGTTTTGCGAATGGCATACCGACTCAAGAAGAAAGAAGGCAGATAGAAAAAAGCTTAGTAGATAAATTTACAGGCGCTTCAAACTCAGGTAAGTTTGTACTGACGTTCTCAGATGATAAGACTAGAGTTCCTGAAATAACACCTATAAGCGTTTCTGATGCAGACAAGCAATATTTAGCCTTACAAGAGCTTTTGGTTTCTAATATTTGTGCAGCACACAGAATTACATCTAA